GGAATGACTAATGAGTTAACCAATCATAGTTTAATAACAAATCAATAATGCCTAAGCATTTTAACATTTGGAAAGAACTTCTCATATTCACCAAAATCATCTACGAGAGAAGCCATAACCGAAACAGAGCAGCGAATGGCATCGGAAGACACTTCCTTTTGCAACATGTACGACCACCTAGGAGTGAGATGCTGGACCAGATAATCTTGAACATAACCGTTCTTAATGTTCCGCATACTGTCCTTGAACGACGTCCAACGCTCGATGAGAACATCTCTGTCCTTGATACTAAGATCCATAAGCTGAACCAAAGCCTTAACCACATCCCTGACAATAGTGCTCCTACCATCAGGTAAGTGAACAATATCAAAGGAACAAAAATAACCATGCTCATGAACGTTAACTTTGGACGTAAGATTGAACATACGTGACATGTCCTTCTCCCACGAAGAGACATTTACGTCGCCGCGAACCGCAACAGTAACATCGTCGCCCATGAACATTATGAACTCAATCTGATCAGCTATCTTCTCCAGAACTAGTGCCAGCGATATCTCAGAAACATCGTTATTCCTGTCCAAAGTGAAAGCCGCTCCAGACGGATTCTGATCCTCTAGTTCAATAGCAACACCAGACTTTACGGAAGAAACCAATCGCTTATACATCTTGTCCCTGATAAACTCGCAAAATCTAGCGGGAACACCAAATTTGTCACACTTCTTCAAATACATCTCCGCTAACTCACGAACTTGAGCTTTGTCAAACATAGTCTCGTCGATCTCAATATAATAACGCTTGCCTTTTGAATTAGGCCTATGATCAAACTGATTGAGAAAGTTGTGAATGTTATCATAACTCTTGCGTTGCATCACAAGAACATTTGGTTTCAACAAGAACTGTTCACGTTTGACCTTCTGCCTAATAATAGGCGTAAGTGCCGCGACACTTCGGCCAGTCTGATCAAACTGAATGGATTGAGGCATCTTCAACGCAGACTCATAACTCGCATCTAACTCAGGTTTGAGTTTGCCCTTGAGCATAAACTGCATAGAAGTA